GTCTTCGTCACAGATGTCAGGATATTTTCCAATTGGGTAAGATGATCTGGTTGATTTTCCACCATATTCAACAATACCTTTTCCGTATTTCTGAGTTACGATATTGAAATTTCTAGATACACCGCTAAGTGTAACAATAGCTGAAGCCAAAAAGTCTTCACTATCCATTGGGTTACCATAAGCTCCGATAAGTTTACCTTCACCATCTTTAGTGAATCCACTAAATGCAACGATAACTTGATCATAAGGGCCACCAGTTGAATAATCGAAAGGAACAACTTGTCCGTTAGTGAATTTCAAAACTGCAAATGCAGTTACACCTGACGTTACATATTTTCCTTTTGAATAATCAAAAAGACCTGTTTCTGGTGAGTTACCAGTACCGTTATCATTTTCATAGAAACGGTCATAAAGATTTACAGCTGTATCAGGATAACCTTCATCTTGTGCTCCAGTATAACCTGGCTCTTTGTAAGGTTTGTAATGATCACCTGTATGAGAAGGCCGATCTTTTGTTCCAGTTTCCTTTCTTTCCTGAATTTTAGGAACGAAGAAGAACAATTTACCGATAGGTAAGTTCATAGCCTGGACACTTACGATGTCGTTAGCTAAAAGTTTAGAGAAAACACGGCGGATGATCGGGAATACAACAGTTTCAAAAGAACCTGATGAATCGGAAACAGCTGCCTCGTTAATAAGATAACTTGCTTCGTTTTCATACAACTGTGCGATGTTATCTTTCTGGTGACCATCTAATCCTTCAAGGAATCCTAGATCGTCCCATTTTTTGATGGTATCTTCTTTGATAACACGAAGGTGCTTTAGACCTATGTTACCAACCATACCTGATTCTAATAATGCTCCCATTTTTTTAAATATTGGTTTTTAATTTTTTTATTGTTTATTATTTTATTTTCTGCATCAATTCTTTCATTCTCTTGAACTGAGGATTTTCATAAGCTTTTGACTCAGATAACATCTCAGTTGCTGAAGATGAAGGAGTTGATGCGATTTTTTCTACTGCGGCTTCTGAAATCGGTTTTTTAGTTTCCAGTTCACCTTTAATAGTAGAGTAGAGACTTTTTGATTCTGTTATAGTTGAAATGGTATCAAATCTCTTCAAAATATCCAATTTCTCTTGTTTTGTTGTTGAATGTTCGGTAAATAGACGTGTTGCGTAAGCTAAGTTTGCATTGAAAACAGCAACTTCATTAAGTTTGTCTTTGAAAAGTACTAAGGCTTTTTTGTATTCACCGTTTTGTTTTTTAAGGACTTCTACTTCTTCAGCAAGAGTATAAGAACCAGCATAATGAACTTTTTTAGCGCTTTTCTTTCCGTCATCGGCTTTGATTCCAGTTCTACCTTCTTCAGCTCTCATACCATGTGCGTTCCACTTGGTTCTTGCTGCTTCAGTAGCTTCGGTTTCTTTACCTTTTTTCTTGTCGCCACATTCAGTACATTCACCTTCTTTAACTTCTTCTTTAGCCTCTGGTGCTTGTTTCTTATCCTTTTGGTCTTCTCCAGGATTTTTTAGTTCAGGTTTTAAACCTGTACCTTTAGGAGGTGTACCAGGTCTTGATTCCACCTGTTCAGGATTTTTACCACCCTTACCAGGTTCTTTCGTTTTCGCTGGTTTTGTTCCTTTTAAAGCGGTTGGACCAAATGGTTCAGATTGAGTTACTTTATTACCACCTTTTCCAGGCTCTTTTGTTTCTGGATTAGCTGTGCCAGGAAGTGGAGTTCCAGGTCTTTTGTTTTCGGCCTGTTCTTTAGCTTCTAGCTTCTTAACACCAGATTGAGGTGAAGTCTTTGTGAAAGGCTGACCATCTTTAACAGTAACGGTATCTTTAACAGTTACGTCTTCTTTTGCTTCCATTTTTTTACCTTTACCTGCTTTTTTATCGAATGGTGAATTAACGCCTTCTTTAGCTTCACATTCTTTTGTTTCATCGTCTTCGTCGTCGAGTTCGATTTCATAGACAACTTCTTGATCTTCTTCTCCAGTTGTAGGCTCGACTGCCTGTTGTTCTGAAAGTTCATCAGGTAGTTCTTCTGGAGTTTCCCCAGCATGTTCTGCTTTTTCTTCGCCTGGGGTTTCTTCGGCTTCGTCATCAAGTTTGATGATATATTCATTTCCTTCATCTTTAAAGGAAACAGTATCATCTCCCTCTTTCTTAACAACAATACCATCTTCAGGTTTCATAGCTTTGAAAACTTTCAAAACTTCTTCTTCTGAAGCGCCAGTCATGTCAAGAACGTCTTCCGAATCTTCATCTTCTGGAATACCTTCTGGTTCTTCCTCAGATTTTTCATCGTCTACTGGTGGTAATTCTTCTCCTTCAGGAGCTTCATCACCTTTTTCGTCCTCTGGACTTATCGAAGTTTCATCATCAGCGGGAGCACCCGTTACATCTTTTTCTTCTTCGTCAGGATCTTTTTCATCCTCTTGTTCCTTTAGCAAATCATTTAGTTCTTGTTTCATTGTTGAAGCAAGTATACCCTTTGCGTTTGCTTTTACTGCCTCTTCAAGTGTCTCCACCTGAAGTAATGCTTGTTCTAAAATAGATTTTTGAGCCATTTTGTTTCTTATTGTTTTTATAAATATTATGAAATTATTAAAAGTTTATCTTTATGCACTTTAAATCAAAAAAAAAATCGTTATTTTGCTAAAAAACTATCTAATCTTCCCATAAGAGATTTCATTTTGTCAATTTCGGGAGGATTTTTTTCTTCGACAGTTTCCTCATATTTCAATCTATCATCCAAATCACTAAATATATATGCGCCTGGTGTGGATGGTGAAGAAACCAGATCAAAACATACAAGTTCAAAATCATCTTGTACTATATTTTGTCCTTTCACATTTTTTAAAGACCCAACACCACGAGAAGAAATTCCTAAAGTTGCACCGTTCATAAGTAACATAGCAGCCTGATCACCTTTACAACTGATGATACCTGCTTTCTTCCAACCTGGAGATGTAAATAATTTGATTTTACCAACTAGGACATTTCCTTCCCACCATGTTTCGAGAATTGAATGGGATACACGGTCCAAATCGATAAGGGATGATGTTGGGTGATTGAGTTCGTTTAATGCTCCACCATTTTTAATGATGGTTTGATATTTGTCGTTTTCACGCCTTAAAACAGACTCAGGATAGATCCTACCATTTTTGTTAGGAATATCATACTTTTGTAAAACAGCATAAAGAATAAGGTCTGTTTGAAAGTCCAAATTCTTTATTTCTGATATAATTTGTTTGTTGTTAGAGTCGTTAGGGGAAACATAACCAGCGTCATACTCTATTAAAAATCCCCTAATCCCAATATCATGCGGTCCTAATATCTTCATCTATAGTTTTTACTATAAATACATCGATATTGGAAGTTATTTTTTGTTTTTGTGAAAATTAAATAAGATTTTATTTTCTAAATCGAAATCAATAATATCTTCGGTTAATTTTTTAATTACAGATCTTACTTCTTTTGAACGTATGTCAAAATATTTCTGTGCGTATAACGTTATCTCCAAGTTTAAAAATGATTTCTTTCCAATTTTAATTCCTTTGGTTCTAACGTCTAAATCAACAATTGATTCCTTTTTAAAATAATCAGAATTTAAATCGTATATTCGTAATTTGATTTTTCGTTTTGTTTTGGATAATAATTCATTAAATTCACTATTCTCTTTTTCAGGTTCTATCCATGAATTTAATTTTATATATACTGTTTTTAGGTTTTTATGATCTACTGTACCATATCCAATTTTTACGTTACCATAGTATCCTAAAGTTATAAACTTTCCCGTTTTCATTAAGTTTTCTCATATTTCTTTCTTTTATGGTGAATATATATAAAATATAAGAAAAAAAATTTAATAAAACAAAAAAAAACGGACTTAAAGTCCGTTTTTCAATTGTTGTAATTTGTAATAATTAAACTTCGAGACATCCATTGTTGTCATCTCGGTCAGAACTTGATTTAGTTTGGTTTTAACCTCATCTACTTTTTCTTCTAAAAGCATTGTATTCACTTTTGTTAATACTTCTTCTTTTAATGTTTTAAAGTTAGTCTGTAATTCATCATTTGTTATGGCAAGTATCTTTTTTAATTCTTGTTTTTGTTCCTCATTCAAGGTATTACTATAAAGTACATTAAAATTATTAGCGAAAACAGTATGTAGAAGTTTCTCGTTTGATGTGAATTCTTTTATAAGTTCTTCTTTAGATTCTTTTTTCTTTGTTAAATGTTCTACAAGTTTTGTCTTAGCCTGAAGTTTCACATCAACATTTTTTAAAAGATCACGCTCAGATAGTTTATCCAAGCTTGTGTATAATTCATTTTCAAGAATCACAGTATCACCAAGTTTTTTATCTAATGTCTTACAGAATTTTGAAGCATTTTTTGATTTTTCTTTTAACAACGGAGTAATTTCTTCAATAAATAATCTTGCATCTTCTTTATTATCAATATATTTGTCTTCAATTTCCTCATAAAACAAATACAATTCTTTGAAATCTTTGTTTTTTGTGACTTCAGTTAAGATATCTTTCATTTCACTCTTATTACCACTAGCATATGCTTCGGTTAATTTTTGTAAAATCTTAGTTTTTAATACTCCAAATTTATTCATGGTTATTGGTTTAAAATGTCTTTTATTGATTTTTCTATCTCATAAATATTCTTTTTGGCCTTTTTCATATCAAATAAATCATCTAATGTCGTATCTTCATTTAACATAGATAAGATTTTATTCTTTTTTGATACATTCTCAGCTAATGGTGCTGCAGCTTCTGCTCCTGTTGGAGCTGGACCGCCAGCAGTTGTAGGACCAGCCGCTGCCTCAGCAGGAGCTGTCATTCCACCACCGCCACCTCCGCCAGACATACCTCCACCAGGCTCTTGTTGCCGAGTACCCATAAAAGCTTCAACTTTCTTTCTTTCTTCTTCTGGAATACCATATTTCTTATCAACATCATCGAACACTCCTGAACGTTTTATTATGTTCTGGGTATTTGTTAATTCGAATCCCATTGCACGTTCTATTCTTTGTTGCTGTAAATCAAGGATGATTTCATTATCACTCATTCCTAAAATATTCTTTTTAGCCCATGTATGAGAAACAGGAAGAATACCTATTTGTGACTGATCAGATGTTGCATCCTTATACATGGTGATTTTTTCTTTCCATGATTCAATCCTTAACAAATCGGACTGTCCTGATGGGTTTGTCATCATTAATGTGAAATTATTTAATTCATCTTCTAGTCCTAAAAGAAATAGATGAATTAAAGCAATTTTATTTAACTCTTGAATTACTGATTGTTGAATTCTATTAATTGTTCTGGCAAATCGTATATCCAATAATGCTAACCCTTTACCATTACCAATAACGTCTTCAAATCCCAAAAAGGCTTTTGGAATACGAAGAGCGGCAAGCATTTTTTTCTGGATATACTCAATGTCAGCGATTTCGCCGAGGTTCTGGGCACCAGGTAATGTTTCAATCGGACTAGGTTGAGATGGATCACGAACTGGAATAAAATAGTCTTGATCAACGGACATTTGATTATATCTCATATCAACCTGTCCATTTTTCTGATCCACAACTTGGTCTCTTTTAAATTTATTTGCTATTCTTTGTACATAAGCTTCAATATCTTTATCATCCATGTTACCAACAAACACTTTGAATACTCTTCTTTCAGGTGCTCTCGATGTTCTGTAAATTAACATAGCGTCTTCAGCCAAAAGTAATTGTTTCCAAATACGTCTGATTTTATCTAACATAGAAGTTCCATATGGAAGTTTTCTATCATCACCCAAAATTCTAAAGTGGGCAATTTCCCATGCCTGAAATTCCATATCTCTGTTCTTCCAAGTAAATCTTAATTCTCTTGTTGGAAATTTACTACCTACTCTGTCACTTTGATTTGGTACTGTTTGTCTTGCTCCCTCAAGTCTTTCTACTTCTATGTTGGGTAATTGTTGGCATCCAACAATACCTCTTTCGGGATTAATTTTTA